CTAATCTTAATAATATTTCAATTGACTTTCTTGTTCCTTTTGATTTAAAAAGGAATGCCGAATTTAATATTAAATTTCTATAAAATTGATAATTTAATTCGTCTGGTGTTGGTCCGACAGAAACCCCCTCAAATAAACTTTCACTTCTACTAAATAATGATGTAAGTAATTCTTCATTACTAATCGGTGAAATATTTGTATTCCAACCCAAAGTTTGCGCTAAGTTTTTTAATAATTGTGATGGTATATCGTCACCAACATTGTAGTGTACGGAATTCATATTAGCCAAGGAAACTATAAACTTCCTTGTTTCATCAAAACTTCTACCATATATTTGTAAAACTTTTTCTATTTTTTGATCTGGGGTGTCAAATTCTTTTAATGCACCAGTTGTTAAAAATCTAGAAATTAAATTAGTTCTATAATTATCAACGCTAACACCAATTTCGTTCAATGTGTTCAAATACTGGTCAAAAAATGTTGTTGATATATCTAAATTCCATTCACCATTTAATGGAAATGTTACATTTTGATTTATGAATATAAATTTTCCAGATTCGTCTTCTACTGTTTTTTGAAATGCTGCGGTGTATTTTGGTATTACATCTCTATTTAATAAAAACCTTTCAACCTCATCTAATGAATTAGAAAAAGTTTCGTTTACATATAAATCACTTGGTCTAATTATTAATGTTTCATATGTTGATTGATTTATACCAAACGGTCTTCCCTGAACGTAAAAACTTAAAATAGTTTCGTTAGGTTCAACTCCCGAAAAAAACGTTATTGGATATTCAACCGAATTTACAAATAAAGAATATTTTTTATATTCTTTTGTAAAATTTCTAAGATAGGAAACTTCAATCTCTTTTAGCTCTAAATTTCGTGTTGCATTTATTGTATACTCAATATCAAATGGGTTATAAAGTATTCCTAAATCTATCTCTAAATAGGTTTCGTTATTAACTTGGTCATAAGATATATTATTTGCGGTTGTGCCGGTAAGAAAATTAGGATACAAACTTCTAACATCTATTGCCGCCGGAAAAAAATTAATAATTCTTGTGACAGAAACAGATAATCTTTTACTAAGCGAACCAAATAAAGTAAAATTTGTAACCTCACTTAAATCAAAATTAGGATAAACTTTAAGGTTTTTTGCACTATCAATACGACTTTGGAGTAGGCTGTCAACACTCATTGTGTCCAAACTTATTGGGTCTGAAAACGTTCCGATGTTGAAAGTCCTATTTGTTTTTTCTGTAATTGCTGTTGTAAACTGAAAGTTTCCTTGAGTAAAACCTCCACCATCAACAATTTGAAACCCAACTAGGTTGTCCGAAAAAGACCCCTGACCGCTAGCTTGTGGTGGGCATGTGTATTTTACAATTGCCATTATCCTGTTATGTTTGTAAAGTTTTTACTAAAGTCTATATTATCCCCTCTGTCTTGTCTAACCTCATATAATAAATCATTAAATTGGTCTCTAATTTCGTATAGGTTGTATTGTTTGTAAATGTTATTATCACTATCGTAAACCGTGTAAATACCATCTTCAATTGATTTGGTTTGGTTACCATAAAGTGCAATTGCAAGAGTTGATATGTCGTGTTCAACGATTTCAATTTCAGTTGTTATTGGGTTGAAATATGTGTTTGTGATAATAATATTTTGATTTGGTTGACCAATGTAAGGTGTTGCGTTAGGTTTGTTAGTTGGTGATGATGAAGGTGAAAGAGTACAAAACAATAAATTTGTTTGACTTTCAACATATCTATATCTAATCGTTTGTTGTATACTGTTTGTTACGTTTGTCGTTACTGGTTCACAATAAAAAGATGATGTTATAACTCTAAAGAAATTTGGTATTTTAGACCCATCCCCATTCAAATATTCAACTCTAAAACCAACAAGACCTTGGTTTGTAAACTTGTTTTGGAACTGTGTTGGGACATTATTCAAATCAATAATGATTCCTTTTACATTTGGTAGTGCTAATAGAACACCACAATCGGTTATTGTTGTTCTAATTTCCGCTGGTCTTATATAAAGTGTGTATATACCTAACTTATTAAACTGGTCAACAGGTAATCTCAAATTGTATAGACCACCAAGTATCTCTACACCACTATTTCCCCCAGTTTCATCATTGTGAAAATAAGGACGTAACAAAGTTGTTGCATCCAATTTTGTGAGTATAAAGTCAGTTGTTTCATCTCTAGATGGTGTATAATTTAATATAATTTCCACATCATCTGGACTCACATCTGAAGGTCTTATTGTACCGTAATTTCCTGTTGCCACAAATTAATATTTAGTATTTTTATTTTATTATAAATAGTTAAAGGTTATTTTTTTGGACTTTAAAAAACTTATATCCATATTTTTGTAAATCACCTAAATTATCTACTTCGCCTATCCTTTCAAACGACTCAAAGACAGACACTTTACCTCTTTCAATAAACACGTTGCTAATGATTTGAGGTTGATCAATCATATTCATAAGGGCCTCATTTTTTGTTATGGCCGTCATAATTAAATTTTCACTTGTAAATCCAGAAGAATTTACAAAATATATTGTTGTTCCATCATCGTAATCATAATAATCAATATTATCTATTGTATATGCGGTATATGGAAAAGATGGGTTTGGTGTGTAAACAATTCCAACACACCCAGAAGTACCAGTAACTGGAACACCAACTTTAAATTTACCACCTAAAAGCGTATACTTTGGCCCATATTGTATTAAATCATTTATTGCCGATTGTGTGTATCCAGAAACAACAAATGGTGTTGTTGTGTATCCAGATGAGAAAAAATCTTGTAAATTTGTGTTTGAGTCACCAGTAAAAATATAATCATAACTAACTGGTGTTCCAGTCCAACTTCCTGTGTTTGGTGTAAAATAAGCCGTACCTTGTGGGTTAAAAATTGACACATTAGTAAAAGGTACAGTTATTGTTTTTGTTATTGTTGAGTTTCCCCAAGGTGAATTAGCAATAAACGTTACTTCATATTGTGCCGATGATAATGGGTAGGTATGTGCAATAGGCGCTGGTGATGTTACAATTTGTTGTGGTGAACCATCACCCCAATCTATTTTATAAATCGTAAGACCTAAAAATTTTAAAAATTCTGTTTGAGAGGTATTATAAAAAAAATAAGTATATGGTGAAGTCGTATCGGCGCTAAACAAAAAGTTTTTCATCAATGAAGATTGTAAAACAGCACCGTCAAAAACAGAATAATAGCCAATATCTATTGCTGTCTCTGTAAATAAAATTGGTATTGTAAGGCCTGTCAATAATGATGTACCGTCTGTACCACCTGTTAATAAATAAGTAAGTCCCGTATAAACCCCAGTTGTACCAGTAAGGGTTTCTGTTGTTGTTGCAGTAATAGGACAACAAGGGTCAACCTCGTAATACGTATTTGTCCCAGCCGTATAAGGTACTCGTACCAAATCGGATAAAAGATTTTCTGGTGATATTTTAAAATAATATCTTTGTTCTTCCATTTTATGGGTTTACATATTGATACCAAACAATTGGTGTTCCTTCAACACCAACAATTTGAGTAGGGTTTATTGTACTATATACTTGGTATGTTTTAGTATCATAATCTAATTTTACTTTATAGTAAAAGTAATCATCTGTGTTAAACGTAAATAATGTTGGTGTGAATGGTGGTATTTGTGGTCTATTCATCATTCTTATAAAAGAACCAGTTCTAGCATTAAAAAACTTAGCACTCATATAAAATTCACTAATATCAATATAATTTCTATCTCTAAGCCAATAAATAAAAAACCCTTCCTTATCACCTAGAAAATCTAATTTAAACTCTGGTTTTCGTATATCAACGTTAGTAATATAACTAGATAAGTTTACTGTTTGTGTGTTTCCTTGTTGGACAGGTAATATTATTGTAAAATATATGTTCTGTGTTACCTCACTTTGTGTGTTGTAAAAGTCAAGTTTAAAAAACGATTTTGTGAATGGTTTTCTAAAGAAATAAATGTCATCGGTTGTAAACCCAAGATTTAAATAGGTGTTACCCCAATTTGCCGTTGTAACGGTGGAAGCTGTAATAGGTAAAACATTATCATAAAAATTAAATTGATAATTTATGTTTGTTTTAGTTCTTTGATTGACATCTAAATATTCTTGATGGGTAAACCTACAAATTTCAAAG